AGAAATCTTCTATACAGGGTAATACAAAAACAAATGGCAGCACAACCATCCAACCCACGAACCTGAAAGGACTTATGCGATGAGGAAAGGGCGCGCTACGCCAGCTCGCAGTAAACTCCCGCTAGTGCATTGCCTTGTTCGTCATACCTCTCCAATACTTGTCCCTGTGCCAGTACTTCGATCGTCGGAAGCGAATTCGAACTGATCAGTCCGGTCGGTACGTGAATGCTCACTACTGCCAGGCTTCCGTGTGGATCGCCTAGCGGTTCACCTTGGCGATCCGTGAAGTTCGGATCGGACGCGCCATTCCTGCCGCCGGTCGTTAGCACCTCGTACCAACCTGTAGCGGACATGTTCGTGCCAGGAACTGCCAGCGGCAACTCCATCCCATTCGCCCACAGCCGGTTGATGCCTTGCATCGGCCCGGCTCCAGCCAGCGCCTCGCAGATCAGGAAGTTCCCGTCGCTCCATGCCCAGATCACAGGTACGGGGTAGCGCACAGTCCCATATACCAGAGGCACCGCGTCGTTGGCCCTGGCCCTTCCATCCACCGCTTGCGACCAGAATCGCTGAGACGACCCGGAACTTCTTACCAGGGAAGTCGCGGGGAGAAACTGGAAGCCCCCAAATCTGGCTGTCGCCTGCCCGCGCGTATCCTGATGCCACATGCCTCGCGCCGTGCAGTCGACTTTGGTTCCGGCGCAAGTGCTATATGGAGTTCCGCCGCCGTCGCAATTCCCGCACCCGCCCGGCTGATCGGCTGAGTAACCGCATGCATAAAAGCGGCCATGTATTCCTCTGGTCGATCCGCTCACCGCCTCTGCTCGTTCCACTGCACTCCTGGGGAATGACCACGGGCATTGCTCTTGGATTCTGGTTTGTGGGAGTGCCAATCGCTGCAGGCTGAATCTGCTGATGAAGTTGATTCGACCCACACTCGTTGTCAACTCCTCCGGTGCGTCCCCGATGCCCGTGAACACTGCCTCGGGTGTGGAAGCGATCGTCCCGCTTTCCGGGTCGAGGAATGCGAAGCTAGCCAGTACCGAGGCCCCCTTTAGGTTCTCGCTGCGGTGCAAGCGGGTGACATATCCATCTGTATTCGCCAATACCACCGTCATGCGGTTGCCCCAGTCAGCCCCGTCGTCCGCAAGTAGCGCGATGCTGAGTCCGCTGTTTTCCACGACGCGTGGGGCATACGAGATGCCATTCCAGGTCGCGCTGTGCGTACTCCATCGCTCCACGCTTCCGTCAGCTAAGGTGCAGTCGAATAGCAGTACCGGAGTCAGTAACTCCTCTGTGTATTTGTGCTGATGAGTGGAGGTCATTGGGTTGCTATTCTCCTAGTCGCGCCGTGACCGTGGTTTCGATGGTCGTATTTCCGTATTCCGCACAACTCACCACGAGCAGATCGTCTAAGAACCTCGCTTTTGTCATGAGCCCTTGTGTTCCTGACGATCTCCGGTATTCCGCTGAACAGGATCCAAAATCGGCTTGCACTCCGCTCAGGTCCACGCTGCCGCCCATCGGAATCGCGATTGCGAAGATCACCTGGTCCACGCTCCCGCATGGCACTGCCGTGAACTCGTACTCGCCCCACAATTCCGTCAGCTCGACGGAGCGCCGCTGATCTCCGATCAGCAGGCTCAGCGTGCTTCGCGAGGTGCTCTTGGCCGTCACCGACATGCTGTAGGCGAAGTTCGGTGAACTACCGACGGCTTGCTGCAATAATCCCTCGTCTCCGCTGAGGTTCAGTATTTGTGCCGCTTGCCTGCCGCCGGCCGTCAGTGCCGCTGCGAGTGATATGGATAGCGCGCTGGTCCGGGTCCAAGGTGACTGAGTTGGGTCCTCGCTCCATGCCAGCAGGTTCTTTAGCGGATCGCAGAACCGGAAGCTATGGTACGAGCCGCGCATGTCCCGATGAAACTGCTGCAGCGTTCGTGCCTCCACCGCGGTTAGTCCGGTGAACTTCAATCGCCATTCGCAATGCTCGCCGGTTGGAAGTGTTCTCAGATGCAAGTCGCCTCCAGGCGTAGTCAGAACCGCCTGTCCGGGTTTCCAGGTTCGCTGTATTGGCAGTTGAAGGCTGACGCCCCCGGCCACTAGCGGAAAAATCGGGATCATTGGGCCGCCTCCGCGATCAGGAATTGAATCCCCATCTGAGCAACGCCGTCAATGCAGTCGATCACCGGCGCCGCGGCAATGCGACACATCGGATAGATCGTTCCGTCCAGCGGGTCCGTAAATTGGAACACGGACTGGCTTCGGAGTGCGTTTTTGCTGAATTCGAGGAAAGCGGTCTTCTCCGCTTCCTGCAGCAATCTCAAGTTGATCGACCATGTGTGACGCTGAGGTGTCATCAAGTACCTTTGCTCGGAACCGTCAGCGAATTGAAACGCGCGCGTTTGTCCGGAGTTCCCGCATACGTACGGGTACTGCTGCACCGCTCCGGTCGAGAGTGTTGGCATCAGCTTCATAAGCCATCCTGGAATTCATTCAGCACATCGGCAATCCCGCGCGACTCACTCAGGCCCCGTCTGAGTGCAGTAACCAGCGATTGTCTGTCCTCGAAGTGCATCGTCCGGCCGTTTCCCGCAGATGCAGTGATGGTCGCTCCTGACCCGGGCGTCTTACCTACCGCTGCTAAGCCCATAATCGCGTGACTCACAACTCCGCTCAATCCCGCGGCACTCTCGTTTAGGTCCTGGCCACCGCTTCCGGTCTCCGGTGAGATGCTCTCCACGGTGCGGAATGTCCGTCTGCTGGAGCTCCGGAATCGCGTCGATTGGGTCGTAGAGTTTCCTCCTCCGAATAGACCCAGTATCGATTTCACGGTGCTCACGATCGGGGGCAGCAGCCACGAGTATCTGCTACCACTGCTGTCGGCGGCGGGGTTCTTCACGGACTTCGTGTAGGCCGTCGCCTCGAGTTGTCTTGGCAGCGACTGCGAAGTCCCGCCCACCCCGCTGCCCGAGCCCTTCGGAAGTAGCAGCTTGATGCTCGCTGTCCTCCAACTCCCCTTCGAGTTCGATCCCAGCAGCCCGCGGACGTAAGCCTGTATCTGCGTTCGGGCCCGTGCCTCGTTTGTGTTTCTGTTTGTTCCCATGTCTCGCTGTCTCCGGCCCAATTTCATTTCGCGTACTAGTTTGCGTTTCCGGCGTGGCAGCGAGTCATTCGGCTTCTGCCATCCGTCGCATCTCATTTGCCAACACGGTTATTGCGTCCAGGTCTTTCGCCCACCACTCTGCCGACATCGCCAGAGTGCCGCTGTTCCACATCGCGAATAGCTCAATCCAGGCGGCACTCGCACTGCTTGCGCTACTCACTGGGCATTGCTCGGCAACCACTCCTCCGCCGCTCCATACGATCGGCCGCTCCCGGGTGGGACTCATACCCGCCCACGCGCAGTTGCGCTTCGTCTCCAACCCCTGCCGCCTGCACGTGACGCAATCCCATCCGGTTGGATTCTCTCGATGGAAATGGAATGCGACAATCAGTTTTTTCGTTCGTGCTCTTGCAGCGAACTCTCTTCGGCAATCGCCTCTGCGATCTCGCGAGCCAGGTTCTCCGGTCCGCTCTCCATCACGCTTGCCACCGTCGCCGGCTCTCCGTCGATGCACAGTCCCTTAATCCCGATCAACGCTGTCCGGATAGCCACTGAGTCGATGCGCGTTTGAAGTTCGGCCGCCTGTATCTCGCCGCCGTCTTCTTCCGCCTCCGCCCGGTGGAATGCTTCTTCCGCCGCCAGGCCCTGCAGTTCTTGAATCAGCCGGTGCCGGCGCAGGAGTGACATGCGGAGCACTTGGAATCGCACCCCGGGCCACGCGCGTGACTCCCGCCAGACCGCGCTCTCATACATCTCCGGCACGCTCGTCACCTCATCCAAATGCAATGTAGATCTCGTCATCGCCTGTCCCTTGTGCCCTCGAACTGGCAAAGCTCCACAACAGTCTCGTTTCGCCATCGTCGAAGTGCGGCACCTGCGGTACGAATGACTTCAGGTGAATCGCTGCCATGGCGCCCGGCTGGTCTCCCAATTGAATCGTCAAAGGGATGGGCGTCTCTGTCTGCGCCGCCTGATACAACTCCGCGAACACGCTCTGGTCCGTGCTGTAAGCCTCGAACTGCACGTCCACTTCCCTCTCCCCCGGAGATAGTGCCAATGGATACTCCGATCCAAACTCGAAGTTGCGTGTTTGAAGGTTGTTCTTCACCCGGATCTGCGCCTTCGTCAGAGTCAGCATTTGGCTCTGTGAGTTCCCGATCCACACCTGACCCAGATGTCCCGGTACGGGCACCGGCGTCTCCATCTCCACCACCGGCTCTTGCGGGAACATCGCCAAAGTCCCGGGTTCTGATTGGAACGATACGCTGTCGATCTGTTGCGCCGCCGGGCCGCGGAAGATGATCCTGTGCTCGGTCCCATCCAGTTGGATTTCCATCTCATCGACGCCTGCACCGCGCACCACGCGCTGCACGGTCGAGTTCGGATCCCAGTAATCGAACAGGCTCACGCTCGGAAGGCTCTTAGCCGGTGCGTACGCGACTGCGGGGAAGACCACCGCAGCGCCGGTCGTATTCGTGAATGGCGCGCACACCCGCACGCTAGTCAGGTTTGGCACGCTCTCCACGAATCGAAGTTCGCCGCCCATATTCACTGCGTTGCCTTCACTCATGCCGTGCGGCACGGTGAAGTCCACCTGAAAGCCTCCGCCGCTTACCGTCGCCGGCTGGGCCTGTGTATGCTGCGCCGGTCCGCCAAGTGCCGCCTGCACCATTTGCCCCACCGCCGGCGGCAGAGTGCCCATGTCCTGCGCCATCAGGCTCGTTTCAAACTCGTAGCCAGTGACTTTGCGCGGCACGCTTGCCGAACCCAGAAACGTTCTCGTTCCCGTCTTGTCCCGTCTCTTCTCGATCACCTTTTGTGTCGCGATCGCCAGTCGCATGCCGGGCACCCGGTTCGAGGCTGCGATCGCTGGCACCACTCCGTAGGCGCTCTCCAGCGCCGCGTAGTAGCGGTTGTTGTTCGAAAGAATGTAGTTTGCCATTGTCCCGCTCCCCTCAGTTCCCCTGTGCCTGTCCGCAAGTTCCGTCGCGTGCTCGCCGCCTAGCCATCGGCCTCAGCGCTCCCAACTCACCATGAACTTCACTCGCGCGCTCTGCTGATAGTGCAGGCCGCCCTTCTTTACTTCATCCACTTCCGCGACATAGCCGGGCTGCAGCACCATCCCTGCGCCGAGGTTGCCGCTGTTCCGGTCCAAGGCGTCGCTCACCGCGTCCGCTGTCGATTGCAGTGTTTCTGTTATTCCTTCCAATCGGTCCTGCGAATGAGTGACTTCCACCACCACTCGATATGTCCCCGAGAACCGGCGGAATTTGACTCTCCCGTCGTTTTGAACCTGGTCGCAATACACTCTGCAGATCGGATAGGCCACCTTCTTCTGCCTCTCCTGCAATTCCTGTGGGACGTGACTCACTGTCGCCACTGGCGCCGTCATGAACTCTGCCAGCGCCGCATAATCGGTCAGGCTTGCCGCCAGTCCCGCTGTCGCATTCAGCAGGTCGGCTGTCATCTGTAGCACCTGTGCTGTCGGTGTTGACATCTCTACCCCCTCGGCAGGATTCGACGCTGCCTGATTCGTCCATCCGCAACTTGGCCGCTTCGGACTTGCGCTCCTACCGACATCCCTCCTGCCGGCAAGCTCCACATCACACTCGGGTCCAGAGCGTCGTCGTTCTGCCTGCGGCATGCTCCATCGCCGTCCGTTGCATAGACGTTCCAGCGATCGTTTTCCGCCAACCCCGCAGCGGTTACCAGGATCCCGTTCCCCGCCGCTGCTTCCACTGCCGTCACCTCCGACGGCGCTCCCTCCCGGCCTGCTCCGTCAACCCGCGTCACTACTACCGAATACGCTGCGGCAGGTTGTTCTCCCACCACCACGATCACTGCCGGCGGGCTTGGCTTTCTGACCGGATTGCCCACGAAGGGCACGCCCGCTTGCAAGTACTCGGCCTTCCTCTTTGCTGCATCCTGTTCGAACGCTTTCCACTTCTTCTCGAAGCGGTCGTTGGCCTGACTGAACGACGCATCGCGGTAGACCATCGCCAGCACGTTCGAAAGGTGCCATCTCTTCAGCGGCTCATCGACCACCGCGTTCACCACGGTCAGCGTGGATTCCCATTGCAGGTACGCGTCCACCCGGTCCGTGATCCACTGCTCCGACAGCACCATCTTTGCCGCCAGGTCGATGCCCTCTTCGGCCGCAACCGTCGTAGCGCCGCCATCGTAGGCCTGCAGATCGTCCGCCTTACACCATGCCCCGTCCACAAGTAGTGCCACGTCGAGCCTCCTATGCCGCGCTCTTCGCCGGACCCGGCTTCGCCGTCTCGATCGGCACCATCTGGAACTGCAGCCGCGACGCTGTCTTGGCGGTCTGGAATTGCTCGCGATGGAACCACTCCTCAGTGCGGAAATCTTGTTTCTGCTTTGCGTCCGCGAGTTTTGCCCGACCTTCCAGCATCAACTTGCAGGCGTTGCGCCGGGACACTTCGCTGATCACCCCCGGCTTGCCGCCGTCGTCGGTCTCCTCGCTCACCACCAGCACGTGTGTGTCGGTCATACTGTCCTCAAGCTCGTGCAACTTCTTGTAGTACTGCCGCAGATCCATCTCATTGCCTCCTTTGTTTGACCTGTAACTCGGTCTTTGAGTCACAGCTTGTTAACTTCATCCGCGCCTGACATATCGCGGTATCGAGAACGGGAGAGTCCTTCCCCGCACAGCGCCCCGTCCCCGCACACCGCCGTGGACGACAGCCAGCGGCCTTCCCCCCCGCCTCCGTTGCTCGGAAACATCCCCCCCTTTCCGAGCAACGTCAAACAGCGCCAGCGGCCTGTCTAGCTCCGCACCTGCACCGCATGCGTGTTGCGCAAAACGCCGCAACCGTACAGGATGTCAACCGTGAACTGCTGTGCCAGCGTGTTCGGCTGGTAGCTCATCAACACGCGCATGCCGAAGTTGCCCAACTCGGCGTAGTCGGCAATTGCGCCCGTCCCCGGCAGCGGCTTTGGCAAACGGCGCACCGCCAGGCCGATCGCCTGCCGCGCGAACGCCAGGTTGTTGCTGGTAGCCGGATTGCCCGTCTTCTGCACGAACTGCGAGCGGTACACGAAGAAGTCCTTCAGCCGGCCGACCGCGCCGGTCTGAATCGCTTGCGCCGGTTCGCCAATCGCGTACGCTTCGGTGAAGCGGTCGATCTGGCGCAATGCCGAGTAGCCCGCCGCGTCCACCACCAGGTACTTCTGCTCGGACGTCGGAACCTTCGCGTTGAACAACGCCGTCTCCGCCAGGTCGATCGCCTCTTCGGTCAACGCCGTACCGCCCGTGCCCAGCGGCACGTTGTAGGTGAACTGGCTGTACAGGTTCAGCAGGTCCGATTCCACCCGCTCTGCCAGTGCCACCATCGCCGGTTGCATGTACATCTTCAGCAACCCCGGCACCGCCAGGGCTTTCGTCACGTCCGGAATCGTGAACGTCGCTTCCGCGTGCGTGTTCAGCACGATCTGCGCATTCCCCAGAGTCGGGTTCTGCGTCTGTACCGAGCCGCCCTCGGCGATGTTGTTGGCCGTCATCACCGGCGGAATCGGCACGTTCACCGTGTCGCCCGCGTTGGCCAACACCGCTTCGTAGTCACGGGTGACCAGGTTGCCCATCACCAGGTTGCCCATCAGCGCCGGCAGTGCGTCGGCCGCCACCAGCTTCACAATCGCACTCGCCAGGTTGGCGGATGTAATTAAGGCCATTTCTCTCTCCCTTGTCTTCTCGTCTCAACCCAACCGGACCTTCGCAGGTCCCGCCTGACTCGCCCTTCCAGGCCTGCAGCGCGACCAGGGCGATCTGCTCTCTCACTCGCTGCATATCCTCGGCGCTCATCCCCGGCCGGATCGACTCCAACTCGATACTCGACCCGCCGCTGTGTCGCGGAGTCGTCGTCACCCCCGATCCACCGGCGATCCGCGCTGGAAGAAACTCCGGATTGTCCTGCACAAACCGCGCCAGGAAATCCTTCGCGGAGATATCACCCTCGGCGGTCCTCGCCACCAGCAGGCCCTCCGGCGATCTCTGAATGTCGTCCCTGACCGCCTTGTGCGCCAGGTCGATCTTGGTTACGCCCAGCCGCTGCAGCTCCGAGCGGATCTGCACATTGCGGTCGCTCTCTTCGGCGAACTTCTTGGCCACCTGGTTTGCTTCCACCAGCTCGTTGACCTGTCGCTCCAGCGATTCGCGCTTTCTGCGCTCGTCGAGAAGTTCCGCCTTGTAGGCTGGCTCGGCCTTGCGGCGTTCCGTAGTCAGGAACTCTTCAATCACGTTGCGGATCATTCCGCGCACGTCCTGCTCGGTGTTCGGCTCATGCCGGGCAGACCCCTGCTCAATGGGCTCCATAGCTCTCCTCTTTCGTCAATTTGTTCGTTTGTTTAAGCCCAGGCGCTCAGCCTCGGCCAATCAGTCCGCGAATCCCCACACAGCCCAGAGCCGCGAATGCGGCAAGCGGTCAAGTCCGCTGTCAACCCTATTGCGGATTGCCCGATCCGCCCTCATCCGGCTTAGGTTGTGGGGCAGGATGGTATCCTACGCGCCGGTTGTTTACCGGCGCAGGACGGCCCACCTACAAGCTCATTTGGCAGGTCGCCAACCCGCCGCAGATTCGCAACTTGCCCCCTCAATCCGTGCGTGCTCTGCGTGCCACACAACTCGCTTCACTAACCCACCTTCAACGATGCATCGATCTCATCCGCAATCCGCCCTTTGATCTCCTGCCGCACGTCGCACAAATATTTCGCGGCCAGTCTCTTCAACACCTGCGCCCTGAACGTCTCCGACCCGATCCCCAAACTCAGCAGCTTCTCCGCGTCCTGCAATTCGCTGCTGAAATCGCCAATATCGAACTCGTCCAATCCCGTCACATCCACCTGGATCGCGTCCTCCCGCGCTCCCGACACCATCCGCAGGATCTTCTTCAAGGTGTCCTTCACCCGGTCCCCAAACCCCCTCAGCACTTCCTGCGTAATCAGGTAATCCCGCTGCTTGCTGATGCCCGTCATCGCCGCGTTGCTCGACTGCGAACTCAGCGCCTGGTTCAGCACGTAACACACGCGGTAGATCTCCTCCTTCAGCCGGTCGATGTTCTGCATCGCCACCTGGTACACGTGCCCTTCCGGCTCCGTCCACCCGAACTTGTCCTGCGGCCCCAGTTGCAGGTAGTAGCTCTCCCCCACGCATTCCTGCCATTCGCGGTCGCTGTACACCACCGGCATCGCGAACAGCCCCATCGTCAGCGCCCACCCCAGTGCATTCGACTTGTTGAAGTGCTCCAGTTGCAGCGACGCGGCCTTGTTCATCAGCCACATCCCGTCGCCGAAGTTGAACTCCACCACCGGCACGACTTTCTGCTTCGCCAGACCGTGCAATCCCTGCTTCACCAACTCCACCGGACCCGCATGCCCTGCCCGTTCGATCTGGTCGTAAATCTGGAATTCTTCCCGCCCGTAATACACCCAGCGCCGCTTCGTCACCCACTCGCCCGTCTCCGGCGCGTCCACCAGTCGCTCCGTCCTCAGCACCACCCAATCGAATTCGCCCCGCTCGTTCCGCTGCCAGTTCACCAGGCTCTCCGCCGGGTACTCGCATAGGTACGCCCGGCTCAGCCCGAGCTTGTCTTCCTCGGCCCGGTTCTTCGCCTTGCGCCCCAAGTCGGGGAAGTCGATCGCAATGTAACTTCGCCCCGACACCAGCGCTTCGATCGTCTGCCGCCGGAAGAAATCGCTGAGCGTCGATCCGCGCAGGTCGCAGTCGTCCGCGAACTCGCTGTAGAATTCGCGTGCCCGGTCGTCCTGCCCCTCGAAGTTCAGCGTCGGCTCGCGGCGGAACAACGTGGCCGCGTACCAATCGATGATCGACCCGACGTAGTTCTCGTAGAACGCCCGGTTCGTACGTTCCATAAACACGTCGTTCGGCTCCCGCAGCCGCGGAATCAGGTACTGCGCCGCACGCGAGGTGAATTGCTCTCCTCCCGCATACATGTCGCGGTACTTCGGCCAGACCGCGCTCAGCGTGACGTACTCGGGATGTTCTTTCCTGACATCGATCATCTTTCACTCCTCATTTCCGTTTGTGGGGCGGCCCCTCGGTGTGGGGCGGGGTCTCCAGACCCCGCTTTTCTTCTTCTTCCGGCTTCATCTAACTAACGCCGCCCTCCCCGTCCGTTACACCCCCGGGGCCCCCGGTTGCTCCTCACCACTGAAACAGCCGGCGGCCCCTACCCCTCACGACCACATCTCGTTCAGAGAATCGGTTTCCCGCGTTCCCCATTCACCCGTAACTTCCCGCCGAACTCCTGCCACACCAGGTATCCCAGCGCATCCGACAAATGCGTTCGCTTCGTATCGCTGTCTTTGTCGATATCCAGCGAATCCCGTGCGAAGCTCACTTCGTCAAAGTCCGCCATCAGCTCTTTGCATCGCGGATCGACCAGCAGCGTCGTCTCCCCGCTGGCCGCCTTCAACATCCCGTTGACCAGCCGCACCCGCATCTGCACGCTCGGGTTCGATCTCGGAATCCGGTATTGCACCGTGTGCTTCCCCTGCTCCGCGAAGAAGTCCCGCAGCATGTTGTAGTCGCTCGTGCCCGCCGTCTGCATGTGGTACGCCGACGCATCCGCATACACCACCAGGCCCCTCGCCCACTGCGCATAGCGCTTCACGAACTCCTCGCACGCATCGAGCGTGCTCGCCCGGCCCAGTACGATCTCGTCCAGCACCCTCACCGTGCCGCCATCTCGCTGCGCGATGATCGAACTCATCGGATTCACGTTGAAATCAAGCGCCCACAGCAACGGCAGCGCCGGGTCAGCCGTCTGTTCGCGCACGCTCACGTTCCGGTCGAACGCGTGGTACACCAACCCGCTCTTCGGGTTCAAATACTCGCCCAGAACTTCCTGCTTGTAGAACGCCTCGTCGTAGCTCGTCTTCAGCCGCTCGTAAAAGTCCGGTACCTTGTCCAGCAGGTGCCGGTTCTCGTTCGCCTGCGCCAGCACGCACCCGTAGCCTTTCGTCGTCCCTCGGATGAAGCGCCGGTACACCCAGTCGAACCCCTTCGGAGTCCACACCCCGTACCCGCACAGCTTCTTCGCTTCCGGATCGCGCAATCTCGCTTCCAGCCGGATCCAGGCCTCTTCGTGCGTGTAGGTCAACTCGTCGATCCCGAACCACGCCAGGTTCGTCCCCCGCAGACGCTCGTAATCGTCCATCGACCGGAACAGGATCTTCGAGCCCGTATCCTCCAGCGTCAGCGTGTTCTCCGCCTTGTTCATGTCGAACGGAATCGAGTTCGCTTCCAGCACTGCCAGCATCGACACGAGCGTGGCATCGCGCAGCATCGGGTAAGTCGGCGCACCGATCAGGCCCATCCCTCCCGCGTTCACATAGGCCAGCTTGATCGCTTCCTGGCACAGCGCCTGGCTCTTGCCCGAGCCAACCGGCCCGGAGAACCCCTTGAACCGCGCTTCCAGCTTGTGAAACCGGCCCTGCGACGGCAGCGGGCTGTAGCGGATTTCGCGCTTCATTCCGTCCGGTCCTCAATCCACTGCACCGTCACCTTGCGATCCCTCTGCGGATTCAACTCCTTGTGGAGCTGCATCAGCCGGATCAGGTCCGCGGGTGTGATCTTGAAACCGCCCTCCGTCGCCTGCGTTTCCGCCAGCCCTAGCAGCATGTTGACCAGCCGCTTCTTGCCCGCCTCGGTGTGTGCCTTGACGCCATGCGCCGCCGTCTTGCCATGCTCGTCCCCGTCGGTTTCCCACCCTGCTTCGCCCTGCGCCAACTTCCCCACCAGCTTGGCTGCGAGCTCTCGGGACCATCCCTCGTCCCCCACCTTCGACCGCGCCCGCGGCACCCCGGTCCCCGCCGTCTGATCGGCCGC